GGGAAGATCAATTCCACATTTGAATTTTAGAAAATGCAAAAGGACAGTTGAATCCTTTCCACCAGACCAAAAGATGACCGAATTGGGCCATTGCTTGTTCCAATTAACTGCTTTATCGATTGTTTTATGTATTAGGTTTTTCATCAAATAATAATTGCAGCAGTAGCCGCACCAGCAACTGCACCACCACCAGTAATCCAAGATCCCATTGCGGCATTTTTGCTTTGCGCGTTTTGGGCCATGACTTGGTTCATCATGTTATTATAGTTCTGAGTGTCAGCAACATTGGCGGTGTGAGCAGACTGGATGTTACCCATTGAGCGGTTAATTGCGTCCTGTGCTGTTTGTCCAAGTCCTTGCGCTCCAGAGAGGACACCACGTTGCCACTCTTGGAGACTCTGTTGGTTCTGGCCTTTCGCTGCTTGTTGAGCCGCAACCAATGAGCCGGGGTCAATTCCACCCTGCATTTGTGTTGCATCAAGATACTTTTGACGCAGAGCCAAGTCTTCCAAAGCAATCTGCCTGCCTTGTGCCGTGGATTGGTCAAACATTGCAGACTTGCCGATAGTGGATCCCATGTCGATTCCAGTTCCCATCATCTGCGCTAATCCTTTTGTCTTTGCCCACTGCCCCAGCTTATCTTGCCAACTCTCAGGTGATGTTAGTTTCTCAACAGTCTCACCCATTCCTGCTCGCATCCTTGCTGTTGCTGGATCCACCGACTCTTCAAATTGACGTGCGCGATTGGCATTTTCGATACCTAATTCAAAAGATTGTTTAGATACCGCAGATGGATCAAATGTTTGCTCAATTGGCTTTAATTGGGATGTTAATTCAAGAAATCTAGCTTGAGACGCAAGACCACCATACATACCCTTGTTTGCATCAGATGCCATCATCATGTTAAGATCAGGACGAGGCTGTTGAATTGCTGGTTTGTATGTTTGGCCACCCATAAGTTTAATTAAGTTAAAGAGTAAACTTCTCTTTTGAGAGGAGTCAACCCTAATTTTTGGATTATTTCGCTTGTAAAGTTAGGTCGTTCATCGATTAAAGGTACACCAATGTACCCCGGTGAGTTTGAGAGTTGCGAGTGCGCTTTCCAATCGCTCATCACCTGTATAACATCTTGTGGTCTTGTATACTTAGGGTGAAATGCTGGATAAATTGTCGGAACAAAAACATGATCGGAATATCCAAATAGCACACCATCACGATAATGTGCATAAACATTAATATTAGGATGTTCTATGATCTTATGATCGAATTCTTCAGCAAAATCAACGAGCTCCAAGAATTCATTAGTTCCTTTTTGAACAAGTTTATATTCAATTTGTGGCCTCATATTTATTAATTAAATCCAACCAGAATATCATCTGGATTGGCTATGGTTTGTGTATAGTTAGCAAATCTGTCAGCTTGTGCCTTCAGAATATTGTTGCGAGTAGAGTTACTACCGCACACCGCGCATGGCAAGCAATTATTTTGCCCAGTTGTGAATGGAATTGACGAGTAAATTGGAACCACGGGATCATCACCGAATGGGGAGATGAACCTGTTTGGGAAGCTAGTGACCTCTTTGGTTGCTGTGGTGATGCTTGGCATATTAACAAGGGTTCTGCGCTTTAAATTGTTGAGCAGCGGAGGTTGCCGATTGCATCGCAAGCACTCCTGCTTCCTCTTGAGCGTGTTCAAAGCTGATGTAGGACAAAAATGTTGCCGATGCCGTAGCCGAAATCGATTTCGTTGGATCAGCGTTACAGATCAGCGTTACAGTCTTCCAAACCTTCGCACTATATGAGTTGTCGTTTGCGGATTGTTGCTCGTATGGATTTGGAAGTAAATCAATCGACAATGTTTCACCAGTCTGTGCAACAACGCACGATTGCGTCTCATCACCCTGCGGTACACCAGTTGATTTCTCCTGCCAAGGATCCATGAAGAGTCGAACAATTTCCACTCCAAATTCACCGCACCACTCGATTAGTAACGAAAATGCCTTATCGACATCATCTGTCAGATATGACTCGCAAGTTGAAACAAGGGAATTGCGTTGAGCCGATTCAGTCGTAAGTCTTCGGTATTGGGAGTTCAAAAACCCTAGATTCTTAATCTCAGATTCGTATGGTGTATTTTCCCACTGGTAGTCAGAAGTGACTGCCAGAATGCGTTTCTCTAGGATTGAGTTGTACGATCCCTTGCTGCCTCTGTATGACACTTTTAGATCAACTGTGCCACCAATCTGCGTCGATTCAATCTCAGCATAGACAAACTTCTTTAAATCCATTTCATCACCAAGCAATGGAGTTTCAAACTGCGAGTAAATCCGATTGTAGAGTGTGGTTGTGGTTTTGTCTGGGTTGATCTGAAGGTAAGAATCCACTCGTTCTGGTTGGAACGATTCCCAGAGATGGTTGAATGATCCATCGTTTGTTGCTGCGTAATCCACAGAAAAATGGAAGCATCGAGACTGCCCGTCAACAACACCTGTAGTCCATTCAACTGGACGAGTTCCTGTCCAAACTCCAGCCCATGCTGGGAACCTGCTTTCCCCACTGCCCCATTCGGAAGCGGCAGCATAATCCATTACCATCGTGTCTGAATTTAATGTCTGCAAGTAAGGGATAGAATAGAGCAAGTAGTTCTCAAAACCCGTGGCACAAATCTTGGTTGGGTCTGATGCCATCAATCTTTTAGCCCTTGCCATTTCAACGTCTTTGAATAGCACCTGCGAAGACAGATATGCAGTAGCAGCAGGATCCGCTGTCATCAGACCACCTTGAGAGTACCACCACATTTGACCTGCTTGGAAAGCGATTGATTTTCCAGCAATGCAACCAACAGTTGGGTAAAGTGTAGATTGGAAGTTTTCAGTTGTGACCCATTGATCTCGATCAAGGATGCCTGATTTAAGCTGGAAGGTAGAACGATCAGTAAATACGATCAGACGAGTTGACGTATCCTGACCGACATAACTAGTCATGCCAGTGATAGGACGTGAAAAGCTAAAGTCACCACGGGAAGTGCCTGTTGTACGTTCTTGAAATGAGGTTGGATCACCTAAATCTGATGCTAGTACAATATTTTTATCTGCAATCCACATTCTGTTTCCAGAGTATGCCATCCAGTATCCCACGGGAATCGTGGAAAGTTGAACACCTGCTTTATCAGCACCATCCCAGTACGAAGGGTATGAAATGCCATCTTGGATCATTACGATTCGATGCGCTGGTGTAGCGAACTCTTGGGAGCCAGTCGATAGGTTTGCTGAACGTGTGGCAAGTGCAAATACAAATTGATCGACATCTGGTGACATCGAGATGTTTTTCAGACGAAAATCTTCCCAGTTGCTTGGCTGGACTAGAGGAAATGGAGAGAAGTAGACGTTTCCATTCACGGCAAATACCATGTAGGACAACTCGCTTGCAACAACACCATTTCCATCCACGTCGAAGATTTTAGCTGGAGTTGTTGTAATTACCCCATCCCGATCTTGTGTGAGTGCAGCTTCCTTTTGTTTGTTAGAGGAAAACAAAACGCCACCTTGGAAGTTGCCAGCGGGAAGGGAGAGTTGCATTTTATGCCCCGGCCTCGTTTGAACAATGCCACCACGGACAGTTACATTTACACCCCACTTGAATTGGTTCTCAGGCAATGACCAAGGATTGCGAACGGAATTTACTCCTTGAATCCATCCTGTTGAGACTTTTTTAAGTCTTCCTGATGTAATGTTTTCACTTTTCATTACTAGAACATAACTGGATCAGTTCCATCACCATAGGTCAAATCATTAATTTGTGGCGGAACAAAAGCGTGACCATCTTGATGTTCTTGCTGATTCTTCAGGTATGCCAAAGAAAAGCCCCAGTAACGCAATGCCTGTTCAGCAAAGTCCTTATCCTCAAGGTCACAAGCGTGTACAGCAGTGATGATTGCGCGTGTATGCTCAATCGGGATAAAGTCGTACTTTGAAGTGATAACTGGAGGCTTAATACGATAGGCAATTCTTGCCCACGCGCATGGTTTGCCAATGCGAATCCTGCGGTATTGTGGATTGACTTCTGTAGGATGGTATTGACCAATCAAAGTCAAATCGTTGCTGCGTCCGTAGTCCATTGCATACAAACTAACAAACCCATCCGTGATTGGCTTTTGAATATTAGCAACACTCTTGACCAAGATTGGATCTTGAATGGCATCAACGAAGAACTTGCTGTCCGTGGATAGTCCGCTTGTCAAAAATGAAAT